TAGGTATCTTGTTGGTAACTGCTTCACAGTTGAATCGTTCAGCAGTTGACGAAATTGAATTCGATCATAGTCACATTGCAGGTGGTATTTCAAAGATTAATACAGCAGACAATGTGTTCGGCATCTTTACTAATCGCCATATGCGTGAGCGCGGAAAGTATCAGATTCAGTGCATGAAGTCGCGTAGTTCGACTGGTGTCGGCATGAAAGTTGACTTGGAATACAACGTAGAAACAATGCGTATCACAGATGAAGGTGTCGAGGGTGAGTCTAGCTATAGACCAAGTAATCCACAGCCTGCACCAAATGACATTATGAGCAGATTGAAGACTACTTCCAATGTGACTCCGGGCGGTGACTCGTATAGTAATGATGACTCATATGGCGGAACTGATAATAAGAAGGTAGTAGGAGATGTGCAAGGAAGTAAGCTAAAATCGATGTTGCGTGACATTCAGAAGAATAACATTTAATTAGATAAATACAAGTAGGATCTATACTATGCAAAGAAAAACACGCAGCCTGTTAGAAGAATTAGAAGCAGTCGGTCAAAATCGTGACACTAAACATGTTATTGAGAGCCGGGCCCATAATATCATTACTAGTGCTATTAATCTATTAGAAATGATTAGTAAACACTATGATTCAGATCGTGCTCAAATCTTGGAGAGAAAGTTGTTAAGTGCTATTAAAGCACGTGACCAAGGTAGATTCTCAAAAAGTTTGAGGAAAAACGACAATGAGAGCGAGTGAATTCATACTAAACGAGGGTCGTTCTAGCCGTCGTAAACAAGCCCGAATGAATGCAAGGCGCCGCGCACCCGCAGCGGCCGCTGTAGCACCGCAACCAGATCAAGCTAATACTGCGGGTGCTGGAGCATTTGGTCAGATGGCAGGACAGATGCAGGCAAGGCCAAGCGTTTCTAGCACCGGTGGCACTTCCCAGCAAACCGCGGCCGGTCAACGACATACGGCGAGTGCTACTAATCCCAATCAACCAGCAGAACCAGCAACAGCGCCAGCAGAACCAGCAACAGCGCCAGCAGAACCAGCAACAGCGCCAGCAACAGCGCCAGCCGCGCCAGCAGCACCCGCCGCCAAACCTAAGTTTTTAGATCGAATAAAGAGCAAATTTAATGCTTCGGACCAAGTAAGCCGTCGCACTGATAAAATATTTTTAGATAAATTTAATAAGGATATTCAAGCCGCGTCATTGAAATCTACTAGTCTGAATAAACGGCCACTAGACTTAAAGGCCTATGCCTCAGAGTACCTAGCTAAAAATAACTGGGCTAATAATGTAGACAGCGCTAGCATGGCCGCTTTGACCTCGGCCATAAACAAACAAGATACCGCCGGCATTGCGACGGCAATACTCGCAATTGGTCGGGCCAAGCAAGAGGCCTCTCCTACACCAGCGGCAGCAGCACCAGCGGCAGCAGCACCAGCGGCAGCAGCACCAGCGGCAGAAGAACCACTCATTATTGGCGGGCAAAAAATTATGCCCGGAACGGAGCTTTATAATAAAGTAACTTCTATGGTCGCACAGCAGAAAAAATAATGAAAAACACTGAATTACTCCGTCTACTAACAGACAAGATTAATGCTATCAATACTATAGTTGAAGCAGATGAACTAACAAAAGCTCACGTTGAGCACCCAGAAGATTTAGTATTTCAAAGCGGCAGCGCCGGTGCGAATCGCGGTTTACAGGCTATTGTCGAGACTGTGAAGCAACCGGCAGCTATCACTATCAAATGGGATGGATATCCTGCATTGATCTTTGGTAAAGGATTAGACGGAAAATTCGTAGTATGCGACAAGCATATGTTCAACAAGAAAGACGGCACTGGCCGCGTCACTAGCCCAGAAGCATTCGCGGCATATGACCAAGCGCGTGGAATCGTTCGCGGAGACCTAGTTAACATCATTGCTAGAATCTGGCCAGGACTACAAAAAGCATACTCCGGTAAAGGCTTTTATTGGGGCGATTTACTCTTCAGCCAGCCGTTGGCAGAAAAGGATGGATTGTATAAGTTCAAAGCCAATCCAAACGGTATTGCATATACGATTGAAGCAGATAGTGAAATCGGTCAGTTGATTAAGGGAAAAGTTGGTGGAATCGCAGTACACCAGTATATTCCTGCTGAAGCAGATAATGTACAATACGCTCAATTATTGAACGGTACGGTCGGCCAATTGAAGAACAGTGGCAATGTAGCTATCGTTCCAGCAGCAATGCCAAGTGTCCCTAAGTTGAAGCTCAACAAAGCAGACATAGCTAAAGTTCAACAAGTAATTAATAAGAATGGTCCGGCTGTTGATAAGTGGTTAGTAGCCCCAGTTGGAACTAAAACTGTATTCCCATTGATGTGTACTGTCTATATCAATAAAAAGATTGTTTCAGGTAATCTAAACAATTTAGTGGGTGACTTTTATGAGTTTTTCAAAACTCGCCCCATGTCAGACAATATTCGTGCCAAACTTACTGAGCATTTTGGACAGAATGAAGCAGGCATTCAGTCGGCATTTGCTATATGGGTTGCATTGTACACACTAAAAATGCAGATTGAGCCTCAATTAGCTAAAGCAGCAGAACAAAGTCCCGTAAAGGGCTATCTAGCTGACGGGACTCAAAGCCAAGAAGGATTCGTTGCTCACGGGGTAAAAATCGTGAATAGAATGGGATTTTCTCGTCAAAATCTCGCGGGTAGGAACTAATTTTTTCTACCTAGCATAAATAAGTATATGAATCTATAAGATTCACACTTCAAAAGGAAAATATATCATGGCAATTCAATCTAAAGTTCACGGCAATACAAAGCCAGTTTTCGCAATCGACACACTAAATGGTTCAGGTTCAGCATCTACTGGCGTAGCAGTAATGTTCTCTGGCCCTAAATTAGACTTCTTCGGTCTTGACTTGGGTGCTAGCCCAGCTGGCGAAATGGACACAAACGAAGCTGTTGAGGCAGTTATCACTTGTATCACTCAGTTGGCAACAACTCACTTCTACCAAGTAGAAGCAAGTGCATCAGCTAACAATATGTCAATCGCAGTCTACCCTACAGGTGCATGGACGGCAGCTACATTAGCAACAGCCATTCAAGCTCTAGGTACAGTAGCAGGATATGACTTATCTGGCGCAGCAGTTACTAACGTTGGTTTCAAACTAGCAGCAGCTTAATCAATTAACTTGATTTCAAGAGCCCCTAATATTTAGGGGCTTTTTTACCTCTATAAATAGTGTATGTCATTACAAATTAGATGCTACACACTTTTCGATATCACGAAGACCGGTGTAACTAACAGAAGAAATTCTACCAACCTCGACCCTAAGTGGCAAAAGCAACGCAATACGCAGTGCAACTTTGATACTATATTACAGGTTGCGTCACTGAGAAGCCAACCTGAAAACGTCACTGACCCCGTACTTTCAACTGTAATTTTCTCAGAATTCGATAAGTTTGGTTTTCTATTTGAAAATGAAACAGAACCTCATCCATGCTGGTCCTTTGACTTTACTGTTAATTTTCATAGCGTGTTTGATGACGGTATACATGAATTCGGTCACTTATATGCGGACTGTGACGGTGTACCTATGATACCGATAGGCACTGAATGGGACAAACTTCCGACGTTTATCGATGCAAGTCCCGAATTACGAAACATTTACTTTGAGGTATTACCAGATGAAGCTAACTGAACCTAAAATGTTTGACATACTGAATAAACTTCTCGGTAAAGAGAAGATATCAGCATTAGAGAAACAGATAATTTTCCAAGATAGTGCCGGAAACTACAATTTATTTGGTACGTACCTCATATCGAAAGATATGCTAGAGTTTGTAGTGGAAAAGAAGTATACGTTCACATCACATACGTTCACTGATCTAAAAATCGCAGTGACTTGGGCTACCCTTGATTTGTGCGGCAATATTAACGGTGCTGCCCGGGTGTTGTACTTGGATCAATTGCTCTCCGGAATCATTCAAAATATGAAGGTGCATGAACATTTGTGCAAGCGAACTAAAGATTACGACCAGCTAGCACTATACACGACCAAATTAACTGAGGAAAGAGTAAAGCGACAATCTGCATCAGCAGAATTAGCTCGGTACACGGAGCGATGCAAGGAATGGCAGTACAGGCAATTTGCACGGAACTCCGCAAAATAAATTAGAAAATGATAAATACTTTATTAGTAATCTAGGAACAACTATGAAACTTAACGAATTCAACAACAAAAAAACGACAGTCGCTGTCAGAGCCTTAAAAGAGCATTTCAATACAACATTTAATGTTGATAAATTGGGTCTGTACGAGACTAAGAAAATGCTTATTAAAGTCAAAGGCTTAATGGCTGAGACTAAAGGGCGCTCAATGAGTGGGGAACAAAATCCTGCTTACTTGAAACTTGTATTCATGGAACAAGCACTTAGCCATCACTATGGTGATCTAAAAACTACTCCATTGTATAACACTCGCATTGTAGTCGAGAACGAAGAAGTTGAGAAATCACAAGTCGTTTTAGCTGCACAGGAGATGGTTGATACGATGCAGAAGATGGTTGAGCAAGTTTCTGATATGCTAGTAAAAGAATTACCTGCAGTAGTTGACGGTGTTAACTCTGAGTTCGGTACATCTGAAGGTGAACAGTTCAATAGCCAAGTATCAGAAGCATTGACTTCATTGCAAGCAGCTATCGCTCAATCTAAGACAGGATTGTTAGGTGCTCTGGGTGTTATCACCGGTCAAGGCGGCAGCGGCTTTGGCGCAGACATGGGCGCAGACATGGGCGCAGACATGGGCGCAGACATGGGCTCTGATGTTGAACTAGGCGACGAACTAGATGGCGCTGATATGGGATCTGAAATGGGTGCTGAAGAAATGCCCGCTGAAGAACCAGAAGAGCCGATGCCAGCAGTTGGACGCGCAAAGCGTTAAACATGCGTTTATTTGAATTCAGTGATGCGGATCCGTTGCGGGTTAAGTTGGTTGCGGTAACTAACCAACTTAAATCTCAAAATGAACCTATGTCAACTGACGAATTCTTAACTGTATTAAACAAGAACGGAATCAGCTTAGACAAGTCTGATCTGTTCGATATGGTTCAAAAAGATCCATTAGTGAATATAATTGCCGATGTCAACGATGACACTGTTACATTCAAGGGCCAAGAGGATGATTCAGTCGATGCAGCAGTCGACCAATCACAAGATCAGAACGAAAAAGTGCGCCAGCAAATGGCCCACAGTGCTATGAAGTAAGATGATAATCATCACTGACAGCGCATCAAAGAAAATCAAACAATCTCTCGCTAAACGAGGTACAGGGTCTGGAATCAGACTAGGGGTGAGAACAACCGGTTGTTCCGGGTTAGCCTATGTACTTGAATATGTAGACAACCCGCAATCCGACGATTTAGAAATCGAATGCTCAGACTGTGTTCTGTTCATTGACCCTAAAAGTGCTGCATATCTTGTAGGCATGACTATTGACTACGTGCGCAACGGATTAAATGAGGGTTTTGAATTCATTAACCCAAATGAGCGTGATCGATGCGGTTGCGGCGAGAGCTTCCGAGTATAACCAAACTAGTTGACTACTGTACTATAATCGACTATAATCGACTATAATGTACATCCCAAACAAATATAATTACGTTGCAATCCCCCGACAGACTATTGATGGGGTACGCAGATATGCTACTCCCGATGGTGAAAAACTCCCTAGTGTCACTACTATTCTGGACGCAACCAAATCAGAAGAATCTAAAGCAGCATTACAGAATTGGCGTAAACGAGTTGGTGTAGCTAAGGCGCAGGAGATTTCAACTGAGGCTGCTGGACGTGGTACTCGGATGCACAAGTGGCTTGAAGACTTTGTAAAAACTGGTATCATCGGTGACCCCGGTTCTAACCCATATAGTATCCAAAGCAATGCAATGGCTAAATCTATCATTACACAGGGTATGGTCAACTGTACCGAATACTGGGGAACAGAAGTCCCGTTATACTACCCTAAGATTTATGCAGGAACAACTGACTTGTGTGGCGTTCACTTAGGTGATGAAGCTATCATGGATCATAAGCAAACGAACAGGCCGAAGCGGCGTGAGTGGATCGATGACTACTTTGTTCAATTAGCAGCATATGCTAATGCACATAACGAAGTACATGGGACAAAGATTCAAAAAGGTGTCATTTTCATGTGTGATCCAAATTGTGCTTACCAAGAATTTATCGTTGAGGGCGCAGAATTCACCAAGTACACTGATATGTGGTTCAA